GCGATGATGCGTGTGCCGGGGAATGTTTATGGACTCGGCCCGATTCAGGCCGCGCAGAAAGAATTGCTCAACGCACGCGACACTCGCGATTATGCCTCGCAATGGTTTACCGACTCGGGTATTCCGAATGGTGTGCTGAAATCTGACCAAATGTTGTCTCCCGATCAGGCTGTCGCCGCTAAAGAAGCATGGAATGCGACCGCTGGTGCTAAAAACGGTGTTGCGGTTCTTGGCAACGGTCTGGCGTATCAGCCGATGTACCTGAACCCGCGTGATGCCATGTTCATCGAGGCACAGGCTTTCAATGTTCAGCAGATTGCGCGTTTGTTCGGTGTGCCGGCAAACATGTTGCTCGCGTCCGTCGACGGCAACTCGATGACTTACACCAACATGGAACAAGAACAGATGGCGTTTGTTCGCTACACGCTGTCGCAATACATCGTCGAAATTGAATCGGCACTCAGCCACCTGCTGACCCGAGGCACCATGGTCAAAATCAACGTCGACTCGCTGCTCCGTTCAGACACCCTTACCCGTTATCAAGCTCACGCAATTGCCATCGCCTCCGGGTGGATGACGATTGACGAAGTACGCGCCATTGAGGACCTGCCAACCGTAGGAGGAGATTTTAGTGCAGTCAGTTGAAACCCGTGACATGGAATTCCGTGTCGTCGACCGTGAAAAGCGTGAAGTTGCCGGTATCGCCGTACCCTACGACACCATCAACAACGGTGAAATGTTTGCCCGTGACTCCGTCACACTCGACCCCGAGGCGAAACTGATGTGGCAACACGATCAGCGTGAACCCATCGGCAAAATCACTGAGGGCCGTCACACCGAGGCTGGGTTTGAAATCCGTGCCACCATCTCCGAAACACAGCGCGGCCTCGATGCCATCACGCTGCTCGACGATGGTGTGATCAACAAGTTCTCTGTTGGGTTTGTCATGCGCGATTCCAAAGTTGACGACCAGCGCAACCGTATTGTCACCGACGCATTCGTGCGTGAGGTGTCGCTAGTTTCGTTCCCGTGGTACTCAGATGCAAATGTGACTGAGGTTCGCGAGAACGACACCGACCCGGAAATACCGGACTCGGCCCCCATCAAGGAGGAAACCGTGGAGGAAATCACTCCCACCGATTCCGGCCTCGCCGAGGTTCGCGAATCCATTCAGGTGCTTGAGCGTGAAGTTGCGAGCATCACATCGTTGGCAGCACCTGCTGTTGACAACCGTTCCGCTGGTGAGTTCATGCAAGCACTCGCACGTGGAGAGGAAAACGCAGTTCGCGCCTACACCTCGGCGACGACAGCAGACTCCATCGTCACGCCGTTCGACCGTGACCTGATCCGCATCATCGAAAACGCTGCACCTCTCCGTCAGGTGTTCTCGACTGGTGTAACCCCCAACGAGGGCATGCAGATCGTGTTCGCACAGCTCAAGGCAATCGTTGACAACACCGGAACCCAGGCGGCACAGGGTGACGACCTCGGCTACTACGAGGTTCAGTTGGAAACGAAGTCCGTTGCTCTCAAGACCATCGGAAACTTTGTTGAGATGTCGATTCAGGCAATCCTGCGTTCCACTGTTGACTACCTCAACACGTCGCTTCGGGGACAGGCAATCGCACTCGGAAACCGTTTGAACGCCGAACTCATCGCCCAGTTCCAGGCAACTGTTGCTGCGCGCAAGGGTGCAGGTGTCAAGGTTGACGTCAAGGCTGCCAACGCAACCTACGCCGACTTCCTTTCGGCAATCACCGACGCTGCGGTGCTGTTCGCCGCGACCGGTCTGCCCATCGAAACCCTCGTGGTTGACACGGCCACCTTCAAAGAACTCATGGCACTTCAGGGTTCAGACGGTCGCCCGGTTCTCCTCGTCGACGGTTCCGGAGTCAACAACGTCGGATCCATCTCTCCCACGGGTCTTGGTGGACAGTTCGCTGGAATCCGCGTTGTTGCTGTCTCGCAGCTCAACGTCAACAAGTCGCAGTGTGCGTTCGTGAACTCGGCGGCTCTCCGTCAGTACACCTCCGCAAGCCTCCGTCTTGAGTCGGACAACGCGATCAACATGACCTCGGCTTACTCGCTCGGTGTGTTCACCGCAGTCGCAGAAGAGTACCCGTCGCTCATCGTCCCGCTGAACCGCACGGCCTAGTAATCACAAGGAATAAACCATGACCGCTGCACAGTTGAAGTCGTATGTTGGGGCACCAGACTCCGACACGACGTTCGTAACAGCATGCTGGGATGAGGCAGTTGCTCTCGTCACCAAGTTTGTTGGTACAAAGACTGTGCCGGCCACGGTTTTACTCAGGGCACGAATCGAGTGTGGATCGGAACTATTCCACCGCCGTTCTGCCCCGAATGGTATCGCACAGTTTGCGACACTTGACGGGGGTTCGGCGGTGCGAGTAGCCCGTGACCCAATGATTGCGGCCTACCCGATTCTTGTTCCGTATGTGGGGCAAGGCATCGCATGATTGGTGCAGCGCGAACCGCGTTAGCCGACGCCCTCACAGGCGCTGGTTTGCGCGTGTTCGCGTTCGTACCTGAACGTGCAACACCCCCGATGGCAATCCTGACCCCTGCTGGGGACTGGGTTGCCTCGGGGGATACTTTCGGGGCGTTTCGTGTCGGGTTCGATGTGAACCTGATTGTTGCCAACGCGGCCAACGAAACAATGATTACCGCACTTGATAACCTGGTCGATTCCACGCTCGAGGCAATTGCCGATGCTACAGGGTTCTACGCCTCACAGGTTGGTGCCCCGGTCATGCAAGACATCAGCGGTGCCGATTACTTGTCCACCACAATTACCGTTTTCCAAAACACCAAACTCTAGGAGGCATCATGCCATTACCAACAACACCCTCAAGTCGCATCAAAGCGAACAACATTCTCTTTCAACTGAACATCGGAACAGTCGTCTCACCTTCTTACAAAGACTATTCCTGGGATCTGATTTCACTCAAGGTCACGTCTGAGGATGCCTCAAACGACCAGACCACCTTTTACGACGCATCGCTTGGCGGTGCCGTCGACCTGTACGCAGAAGGCGAGATGATTCAGTCAACTGAGGCAACCTCGTTGTGGCGTTACCTCTACGCAAACCCCGGCAAAGAGGTTGAGTTCCGTTACGCACCTCACGGCAACGGTTCGGCTGCCGGTGATGCGCTGACCGCAGAAAAGCCTGGCTACACCGGAACTCTCCGCCTGCCTCGCATCATGGCCCCTGGTCTTGGTGGCCCTGCAAGTGTCGATGGCACGTTCGCTTCGGACACTGTTCGTTTCGACATCATCGGTTCGCTTTCCGTCGTTACGACTGGCGGTACCTGGGCACGAGCCTAAGCTCATGGCTGGCACGGTCCTTAGTGGTTCTAGAGAGGGCATATACCTTCTCCAGGACTCTAAGGGCCGTACCTACATCAAAGGTTTGAACGAAACCCGACTCAAGTTTCTTGAGATGGGTGGGGACCGTAACCTGTTTGAAAAATGGGTAAAACAGTCGGCAGTCATGGCGGCGAAAGAGGCCACACAGACAGCACCTGTTATTTCTGGCAAACTTGCTATGTCGGTTCGTGGTTACGCATCAAAGAAAGCGTTTGTTAAGAATCGTGTGACTGGCAGCGTAGATTCAAGAATGGTCTTTGGCGGTATCATCACCGCCGGTTCAGCTCGCGTTCGCAACGTCACCGATCAAGCTGGCGCACAACGCCAAGTTACGACCGGTGTCCAATATGGTCGAGCGGTTTCGCTCGGAACATATCGTGTCGCTGGTCAATCCTCCCAAACGGGAAACCGTATCTGGAGAACGACAGTGAGAGGAAAGAAAAATCCTTACATTGTCAAAGCACGAAACAAGATGAAACCAGCAATGGTCAGACTCTTGAACTTCCAACTCAACACTTACATAAAGCAGAAAGGCTTTAGAACTAATGGACTTTGAGAACATCACTCTCGGTGAAATTGCCGAAATCGAGGATTACGCCAGAATGTCATTCGCCGAAATTGGTGCTGACAAGCCGGGCGTTTACCGTCTGCGTATCGGTTTGGCGTGGATTATCAAACGTCGTGAAGATCCGTCTTTTACGCTGGGAATGGCTGAACAACTTACCCCGACCGACTTGACCGACTTGTTCGGTTCTGACGAGCAGGACTCAGTAAAAAAATAAGGGATGACCGTGCAAATCAGTTGGCAACTCTTGTGGTTGCGGCAGGTCTCTCGGTCACAGAAATACGAAGTTTGACAATGCGTGAAGTCAACGCGATTGTCAGGATGATGAACGGAGGCAAGTGATGGCAGCATCAAACATGATCGTCACGCTGGCGATGAACGCAAGCAAATATTCTGCTGGGTTGCGCAAGGCGGCTAGCGATACGACGGCGTTTGGTCGGTTTACCACTAAAGCGTTCAACGTCGCTCGTGGGGCCATGGTGGGGCTTACGCTGGCCGTTCTGCGTTACATCCCGACCATCCTGAACATGGGTGCTGAGTCGCGTAAGGCCGACATACAACTCAAGTTCATGCTGGAAACAATGAACGGGGTTAGTGCGGAAACTGACCGGACTACAAAGCGAATGGCGGCCTATGCCGACCAAATCAACAAAGCGACTGGCATCGACGACGAACAAGTTAAGACGGTTCAGCGGAAACTGTTGGTGTTCAAATCGTTGCGTGATACGGCTGATGAAACGGGTGCCGCGTTCGACCGGGCAACTCAGGCCGCCGTAGATCTCGCAGCTGGTGGATTTGGGCAATTAGAAACTAACGCCCGACTGTTGGGCCGTATCCTTGAGAACCCGACCAAGAACCTGAACGCGCTGACTCGGGCTGGCATCACTTTCACCGATGCTGAAAAGCGCAAAATCACGCAGCTGCAGGAATCCGGCAAACTTCTCCAGGCACAAGACCTAGTGTTATTGTCAATCGAGAATCGTGTCAAGGGGTTGGCTGAAGCTTCTGCGACACCGTTTGAAAAGTTGACGGCACAGTTTGAGCAGATTGGTGATGCAATCGGTGAGGCAATGTTGCCAGCGCTCGAGGATGTCAACCGTGAGGTGTCGAAATGGTTGTCGACTGCACAGGGCCGTAAGGATGTTCAGGCGATTGCTGATGCGTTTATTGCTGGCGCAAAAGGTGTTCGTGACATGGCAATGTTCCTGAAAGATGTCAAGGGTTTTCTTGATGGCATTACGAAGTTCAACATGGGTTGGGTTGGCGAACTTGAGAGGCTTCAGAACTTCTTTACTGGCCGTCAGAACAGATCGCGTGGGGATGGGTCAGGCCGTGGTACGGAACCGTTTGGCGGAACCTCGCGTGACCGCGCATCAGCACCCATCATCAACTTCAATGCCCCTATCGACTCGGTTAGTGCCGGGCGTGAAGTGGCGCGTGTGCTGGCTGATTACAACCGGGCTAACGGGGCACGATAATGCCAATCATTGAACGGCCCCTGTATGGGCGAGTCAAGATTGAGACTTCGCCCTGGTCGACACCTTTTGTATGGACTGACCGCACGGCCGAGCTTGTCGCGGGAATCAATTACTCTGAGGGTGGCCGCATTGGCACACCTGGATCGTCACAAGTTGATGTTGGAACACTAAATGCCACGTTTAGAAACTTGTCGTCAGTTCCTGTGGTTGGTGATTTAGTTAGAATATCGTTCAACGATTTCTCTGGCTATGCATTTACTGGCTACGTGCAAGATGTTTCTGAACGAATTGTTTTCGACCAATCAGTCTCATTTACTACACCCGTAACGCTTACCACAATAAACTGCCTTGACTGGGTTGGGTATGTTTCACAATTCAAAATCGAAGGACTTGGTGGCGTAGATGCCACCACAGGTGTCGCAGAAACAGATTCAAAGTATTCAACACGGCAGCGTGTTGCTGCAATCAATAAAGCCATCGACGCATCGTTTGCAACACAGATTGTTTCACCACCCGGTTCAAGCTCCACTCTTATGGGTGACACCGATTTAGTCGGATCAATAACTGAACATCTCGACTTGAGTTCTAACACTTTTGGTGATGTTTGGTACGGTAATCACATTTTGCCAACAAACAAAACGACTGGTAGAACAAGCCTTATAAAGGTTGATTTGCGTTCTGCTGTTGCGTCATCTGGCAAGACTTTTACTGATTTGGTTGGTTCCGCCGGGCAACTGCATTACACCGAAATTGATTTGCAGAATAGTAGCGCAAATGTGGTAAATGAACTTGTTTTCAACAACAGAACAAGAGTGGCGGTGGTACAACCAGAAATCACTAAAGTCGGCGGATACAATCTAGAAAACTTTATGATTGTCAATGGCACACCAACTTTTGGTGTACCAGTTGACCACAAATGGACTCAGTCCGATTCAACTTCAATAACTACCTATGGCAATCGGCAAGCTTCTGTCGATACAAATGTGGGTCTCGACATTGGCCATTTCAATTTCGTAATAAACCCATCAGTTGAGTATTCTGATGATGGCTACACCCGAAACAACACAAACTGTGTGGTTCGCCGCCGTCAGCCTTCACAAGATGCAAACCCGTTTGAATCATTCAACGGTTTGTGGGCCATGCGATCACGCCAAACAGTTGCCTCACCAAACGCACGAATTCTGTTTAGTGCTGGCGAGGCGGATGGTCAGGCAGTTATTTCAAACGGAAGTTATACCTTCAACTGGCGAGCTGCACGTGGCACCGTATCACGAACAGACATGAGAGCTAACTTGCGAGTCTTTTGGTACGACGATGCCGAAACTTTGATTTCTACTTCATCGACGGCCAGCACCAACTTAACAAACGCGAACACCTGGTATTTGGTTGGCGGATCATTACAAGCCCCGGCGACCGCAGTACGGGCAACAATCGAAATCTTGTTTGAACGTTCGGGTGGAGGGAACATAACCATCGGCGACCGTCTATGGGCTGATGGCTTGTATATGGGATTTGCTATTTCAGGAAACCCATATTTCGACGGCGATACGCCCTGGACAAACACTTTTGCTTACGGCTGGTATGGCGGAGTTGGCGCGTCAGCTTCCTTCCGAGCCGACAACGCTTTGGATAGTTTCGCAAACAACGTTCTATCTCGCTATTCAACGACATCTATGCGCGTAACTCGTATTCGTTGGAATGCCCAGGAGGACTTGACAGCAGTACCAGCATTGTCTGTTGGTAAAACAATTTCAATTATTTACAAAGGAACAACAACTACATACAGAATCGTGGGAATCGACGGCAACATCGACCCCAGCCGATACATGATCGACTACTACGTGGAAAAGGTATAAACATGCAAGACATTCTCAAGCGCGTTCTGCGCATCTCATCGTTCGCTCTGGGCGCTGCAATCGCAGGGTTGGGTGCAGGGTCGGCTATCGGGCTCACAGTCGCTCAGAGTGCCCTTATGGGGGCTCTCACAGGCGTTCTAGGCATCTTTGGTGCGCTGGCATTCATCTACGCAGGTAAAGGTGAGGTCGACGACACCGATTTTGATGCGACCATCAACTCGGCCATCGAGACGGCCCGGGCTAAAGACGGTGGAAAGAATGTCAAGTGACGGCGTAGTCGTAACGCTTGAACGGATCTACGACAAACTAATCGAACTCGAGCTGCGAATGGGCGACCACCCGAAACAACTTGACGATCACGAAATCCGTATTCGCAACCTTGAGATGAAAGTGTGGGGTTTCGCCGGGTTGTCCGGTGTCGCCGCTGTTCTTATCTCGCTCATCATCACAAACACAGGAGGATAATCATGGGCCGTAAAGCACAATTCCCCATCGACGGCAAACTAGGTCGCGCATGGAAAGTTACGTCGACAATGGGTTGGCGTATGCACCCGATTCACAAAGAGAAGCGACACCACAACGGAACCGATATCTGGTCGGCACAAGAACCGTGCTGGATTGAGGCACCGTACGCTGGCAAAGTAATTGCTATTGGTAACAGCGCGACAGGTTTCGGTGACTCGGTTCTGCTTCGCCACCGAATCGACGGCAAAACCTATGTGACGATGTACGCACACTTGGCAAACGGATCTATCAAGGTAAAGCGTGGCCAGCGAGTTGAGGCCGGACATCCCCTCGGCAAAATGGGTTCGACCGGCGCATCGACAGGCAAGCATCTGCATTGGGAATTGCAAAAAGGTGCAAACTTGGTGTGGTCTGCGAACGGAAAAAACTACATCGAGCCAGTCAAGTTTTTCAAAGCGCTGATTGCTAAAGAAAAGGCGATTGCCTCGGCACCCGAGGTTACGCCGGACAATGCCCCGGTTGCAGCTGCACCGACTCACGACGAGGCTGGTGCCAAGGCTCACGAGGCCACAGAAATTATCCCCGAATAGGTTCTTATCCTTTCTCCCTATTCGGGTGGGGCGGTCGCTTTTAGGGGGCGACCGCCCCTGTTTTTCCGTTATCAAACCGTTACCTAAATTAGTCGCGGATAGTGTTGCGGATAGTGTTGCGGTTGTGTTAGAGTCATTACATCCAAGAGGGCAACCTCACCTAGCCAAAGGAACAACATGAACACCATCACCACCTACATCGCAGAAGTTGACGGGCAATTTGCCAACGAGTTGCACGATCTAGTCACCACCGCCGGAGCAGACGAAAAGCGCGCATGGTTCGCACTCGGACTCGCACAGAACCAAATTGACGACTCGCTGCAATTACCGAACGAGGCCGCCGTCTACATCATGAACTCATATGTCGGTTCAACCAACATCCGCAATTACGACCACTTGGTTTACTTGCTCAACCTCGGCGGATTCCTCAGCAACGATGATGTCACATTTCTCAAGTCCGACTTTGTTCTTGTCGACGAAGTTCTCTGCACCTGCGACGCTTGCGACGCACGATAACCAACCCAACCAGATGCCCGGCACTAACATCGTGCCGGGCATCAACAATAAACAAGGAGAAAAAATGATTCACGATCTAATCCAAATCATCGTCTGGTGTCTTGCTGGAATTGGTGTTATGCACCTATGTGTCACATTCCTATGACCGCATGCACAACCTGTGGCATTGTCAACCACTACGCCGAACGCCACCCACACCCAGACATCGTGCGCCGCGAACTCACCACCATGATCTACGAACGGCACGAGGCAGAACAACACGCCAAAGCCCAATTCCGCAGCGAACTTCGTCGTAGCCTCATGTCAGACTATTGGCATGACTACGAAAATAGAAAGAATGGTCGCACGGTCGCTAACTGACGAATGGTACAAAGCTCGTCAATACGGTGTCAGCGCAACCACAGTCGCAAAGGCGGCATCAGGCCCCGGTGGGTTCGATGCCGAACTCAAGCGCGCCCTAAACCCCGAGGAACATGTCGTCGAGGACAACGCCTACATGAAGTTCGGTCGTGACTGGGAGAACTGGATTGTCGAGCAGTTGCCTGCCGAGTACGGTATCCGGGCAAACGACTGGCTAATCTGTGGGGTCGGGGCAGACCGTTGGCACCTGGCAACACCAGACGGTTTAGATCGGGAATGGGAAACCATCGCCGAGGTAAAGACCACAGGCAAAGACTGGTCAGACGGTCAGGTGCCTATCCAGTACCGCCGACAGGTTCAATGGCAACTTCATGTCGTCGGTGCGCAGCGTTGCGTATTCGCATGGTTGCTACGCGCCGAGGCCGACAACGGTGATCTTGTTCCGGCATGGCTGGAACCCAAACACATCATCATCGAACGCGACGAGGCCATGATTGCCGAACTCAAAGATGTCGCAAACCGATTCATCACCGCATACAACAACTACCTCGAAGTAAAGGAGCTATTCCGTGGCTAGGTTCGACCTCCAAAATTATGAAACGGTTGCCCAGAGAATAATCAGGTTCTACGCTGACCATGAGAATGGCGCAATCATTACCAAG